TTTGAGTTATTGTTAATTTTTTTGTTGCTACATCAAAATGAAATTGAATAAAACTTCCAAACATTTTTCCTATCATTTCTTGGTATGACGCAAAAGCATAGTAAGTTGCTAAACCACCTGTTGCACCTGCTCTTAGAAGATACGTGTTTGTGTATGCAAGGTTGAATGGTTCAAACAGTGTTCCGCCTTCACCACCCTCTGTTCTAGATCCTACAGTTCTTCTGTTAATGTTTCTTACATTGATGATTTCGTCTGGAAGAATGTAAGAATTTTGATTTTTCTTCAACTCTAAAAAAGCATAAGATTCTTCAACAGCATTTGATGATCTCTGTCTAAATTTGTTGATCGCTCGCTCAAGTGCTGTTTGGTAGTGTTTAGGGTCTAATTCAACGTCAATCATGCCCTCACCGAGGTTATTTTTAACGTAATCGAATATCTCTTGTTGTCCTGTTTGTAGTTCTGACATACTCATATTTATAGCCTTTGCCTTGGCAATAAATATGTGTGATATGCCAAGATTATCCATTTTCAAGCCTGAAAAAGGCGCAGACTACAAATTTTTTGATCGTAACATCAAAGAGATGTTTACGGTGGGTGGGACAGATCTGCATTTCCACAAATACATCGGACCACATGATCAAGGGGATACCAACAAGGACGGCCCTGCATCTCCTAGTCAACCAAGGGTTACAGGTTCAGATCTAAACGAAACTACTATACAAGATCTGCTGTTTTTGGAGAATAGAGACAGAAAATATTCAGATGATGTTTATGTGGTGCGTGGAATTTACAACGTTCAAGATCAGGATTTTAATCTATCACAGTTTGGAATGTTTTTATCAAACGATACACTATTTTTAACTGTGCATATGAATGACATAGTAGAGAGAATTGGTAGAAAACCGATGAGTGGAGATGTAATAGAATTTCCTCACATGAAAGAGGATTATTCATTAGATGAATCAATACCAATAGCACTCAAAAGATACTATGTTGTAGAAGATGTTAACAGAGCGGCAGAAGGATTTTCACAAACTTGGTGGCCTCATCTACTTAGATTAAAGATGAAGACACTAGTTGATTCACAAGAATTTAGAGACGTAGTAGGTGATGCAACAACAACTGGATCTTTGGCAAGTTACATGTCTACGTTTAACAGAGAAAAAACTATCAATGATCAAATTGTTGCACAGGCAGAAGCAGACGCACCTAAATCAGGATTCAACTACAAGCAATATTATGTTGCACCTATCGATGAAAGAGGAAACATAAGGACTGATAATGTAAACACAGAGGCAGAGAGAGCCAGCAGTGATCAAAATGTCAATGCAGTGCTAGATACACCTGCAAGTTCTCACTATGGTTTCTATCTAGATGGAGACGGAGTTGCACCTAACGGCAATCCTGCCGGCTTTGGTATATCTTTTCCCACTAGTGGCGTTGATAAAAATGATTATTTCCTAAGGACGGATTATTTGCCTAACAGACTTTTCAGATATGACGGAACCAGATGGGTAAAAGTTGAAGATTCTGTTAGAATAACTACAACAAACAATGATTCAAGAGCAAACTTCAAAACAAGTTTTGTTAACAACACAACAGAATCAACAATAAATGGACTGACGGTTAAACAAAGGCAATCTTTGACCGATGCTCTAAAACCAAAGGCTGACAATTAAGAATGTTACACTTTTACGAAGGACAGGTTAGGAAATTTTTAACTCAATTCATAAGAATTTTGAGTAATTTTTCAGTAGAACAAGGAAAACGTAGTGATGGCACAGTGGATCTAAGGGCAGTTCCTGTGGTTTACGGTGATCCTACTAGGCAGGTTGCTAATATTATTAGGAACAATTCAGAAAATGCTTTACAATACACACCTAGAATTGCTTGTTATGTAAGGGATTTAAATTATGACAGGGAAAGAATGCAAAATCCTTATCATATAGAAAAGCAACATTTAAGACAAAGAGATAAACTTGCTGATGGCTCATACAGTAATCAACTAGGTGCAGGTTACACAGTTGAAAAAGTAATGCCTTCGCCTTTTAGGTTAGAAGTTACAGCAGACATCTGGTCATCTAACACAGATATGAAACTGCAAATATTGGAACAAATATTATATCTATTCAATCCTGATTTTGAAATACAAAAGTCTGACAACTATATAGACTGGACAAGTTTAAGTTATGTTGAACTTACAGGAATTACATTTAGTTCTAGGACAATACCGGTCGGTGCAGACACAGAAATTGACATAGCAACATTAAATTTCTCAATGCCTATATGGTTATCACCACCAGTTAAAGTTAAAAAACTTGGTGTGGTACAGAAAATTATAATGAGCATATACGACGATGATGGCGGTATCGCTAAAGGATTAATAGACGGCGAGTTGGCGTCAAGAAGTTACATTACACCAAACAATTTTGGTTTACTTGTTACTGGAAATCAATTAAGATTATTGGGTACAACTGGAGTAAATGTCAAGTCCGGAGGCGATGGATACTACACAGGCGCCAATGCATCAAGCAACTTAGACCCTTTTGACACCTTTGGACCAGCAGTGAACTGGAAAGTGCTTTTAGATCAGTATGGGAAAGTAACAAACGGAACCTCACAGATTAGACTTACGCAACCAAACGGAAACGAAATAATCGGAACTATTGCTACCACAACACTAGACGATACCATTTTACTATACACAATCGATTCGGATACAATACCGAACAACACTTTGACCGCTGTCAAAAAAATTATAAACCCAGCAACTTTTGATCCTGGAACTCCTGCCAACGGCGACAGGTACTTGGTCATAAATGACGTTGGTGACAGCACAGCAAGTTTCCAAAGTAGCACATGGGGAACACTCGTTGCAAAAGTTGGTGATATTATTGAATACAATAGTACAACAAGCAAATGGAATATTGCATTTGATGCCTCTGATCCTGACTCAACTCAACACTATGTTACCAATCTTAACACCGGAATACAGTACAGATTCAATGGCACAGAGTGGGTCAAATCATATGAGGGTGTATATACCCAAGGTAATTGGAGCATTGTTTTAGATGGCGGCGCTGGAACATCGTATAATTCTAGCACAGATGCAACTACTCCTTGATTATAAGTCAATAAATTGTTATAATAAGTTATGAAAGAAAATATAGTTTGCTCAGGAGCATTGTTCTATTCAACAAGCACAAAGCGTTTTTTATTTCTACAAAGAACTGATAAAAAAACGCAAGGAATGTGGGGATTGGTAGGAGGCAAATCAAAATTTACTGAAAGTGCTTTTGAAGGTTTAAAACGAGAAATACATGAAGAAGTTGGTGACACTCCAAAGTTTAAAAAAGTAATCCCACTTGAAATGTTCACGTCAAATGATCAGAAGTTTTATTTTCACACATATCTTTTAGCAATAGACGGCGAATTTATCCCAAAGTTGAATGTAGAACATTCAGGATATTGTTGGTGTGCGTTCGAATGTTGGCCGAAAAATCTACACATGGGCCTAAGAAATACTCTTAACAATAAAAGTATTAAGGGAAAATTACAAACTATTTTAGATCTTATTGTCTAGCCGGCACTGATTTTTACAGTTCCGTTGTCGTTCCACAACTGTCCTGCGTTATTTGGATCACTTGTAGGTAAATCTTTTGCCATAACTTTGCCTGATTCATTCACCATTACTTCACCGCTTTGATCCGGAAAATCAATATCTCTTCTTGCAGTGGCCTTTCTACCATATAATCTTGTTTTTTTATATCCTGTAGTTTGTAACATCAACGGTTTATCTACGTGAACAAGCACTCCGTCATTTTGTACAACCAACATTGATTTATGTTGTCCACCAACTCTTATCATAAATGTAAGGTTAGAATCGTCACTACTTGCTGTTGCGTCTTTGATTACTGAATGAATACTTGCGTATCTTATTTGATCGCCGTCTGAGTTTCTCCCTTTCCATTGTATTTTTCCTATTTGATCACCTTTTGCTGGACTGGCAGAATCTCTATCAAATGTCATGTGTGGACCAGGCGAAGAAGTGTCTGCCTTAGTGACCATTAAAAGATTATTTTGACTTGTAGAGTTGTTTAAAATTTTTATTTTTGTAAACTTCTCAGATATTTTTTCTGGAAGCACTTCATCAGTTTCATCTAGTACAATTTTGTTGTTTAACACTGTAACCATATTTTCTCCTATATTTTAAGTATG